TCATCTTCATCGGTTTTAGAATTATTCATGTGAATTTGAACATGATTGTTTAGTGTAATTAGAAAATTTATCATGCGATTTTTAATACCACGGATAGCTACAATATCGATTTGATCTGGTTTGACAATACCATCTTCGTTGAAATTGTCAGGGTGAATGAATTGGTAATAGCCCAGCTTGGTTGCCCTTTCCATACACGGAAAGCAACCATCGTTACCAACTAGAAACCATCTAAACTCAAAGTCTTCGACAATTTTGAATATGTCTTCTTCCTTCATTGACTGGATATTTCGTTTCTGAAGTTCAGCGAGTGCTTCATAAATATTTGGATCCTTGTCAATGAAGTGTGTTTCTACCATTGAAATACTTAACATCATATTCCTTAAGCTTTGTTCATTTTGCTCAAAATTTTTATCATTATTTTATTATGGGTTTGAAGTTGATTACCTATATTCACGAGGGCCGAGCACAATGTATCTCCATCCTCTGTAGCCATTAAAGAAGTCATAAGTTCCGCGATGTCCAAAGTTCCATCATCTTGTTCGTCATCGTCATCAAAGTTGACATCTTCTTGAATTTGCTCACTATCAGTCACAGAGATTTCACTTTCAGATTCAGAAACAATTTCACCCTCTTCAACTGGGTTCTCGGTAAATTCGTCAGGATGGGTCGTCATTATATGATTGACGGAGAAAAATTGGAGTCGGGAAACGCGCATTTCCCGAAAATTAATTTCTCTGCTTATAGTACAACAACTCTCAAAATGGCTGGCGGTCTTATGCAACTCGTCGCTTACGGTGCCCAGGATGTCTACCTTACCGGTAACCCTGAGGTAACTTTCTTCCAGGCCAAATACAAGCGCCACACTAACTTCGCGATGGAGAACATCGAGCAGACCGTCAACGGTACTGCCGCCAACTCCGGCCGCGTGTCCGTCACCGTTGCGCGTAACGGTGATCTCGTCGGTGACATGTACATCGAGATGAAGTCCACTTCCGCTAACACTATCACCTCCCACGCGACCAATGACTGCAACTGGGTTGCTGAGCGTGCGATCAACAATGTTGAGCTGTCCATCGGTGGTCAGCGCATTGACAAGCACTACCAGAAGTGGTGGCGCCTGTACTCCGAGCTGTACCTCGACGAGGCTAAGAAGACTACCTACGCCAAGATGACCACTGCCCCTGCCGGCACCGTCTACCTGCCCCTCATCTTCTTCTTCAACCGCAACCCCGGTCTCTACCTGCCCCTCATCGCCCTCCAGTACCACGAGGTGCGGGTCGATATTGACCTCGCGTCCACCTTCTCCACCTACCTTGACACTGGTGTGTTCAAGGTGTGGGCTAACTACATCTACCTTGACACCGAGGAGCGTCGTCGTTTCGCGCAGAAGGGTCACGAGTACCTCATTGAGCAGGTTCAGCACACTGGTACCGACACCGTTACCAACGGCCAGCAGAAGCAGATTCGCCTCTCGTACAACCACCCCATCAAGGAATTGGCGTGGTGCTTCTCCAACACCGCCACCGCGCGCACTGAGCTTTGGAATTTCACTTCCAACACCGCTGTCGGTGACATCGTCCTCCAGTCCGACCCCACCGCGATCGCGACTTCCAACGCGTTCGTCTCCCCAGGTGACGTCGGTGTACCCCTCGTCCAGGTTGGTACTTCCGGTGGTGCTTCCAAGTTCACCGAGGAGGAGGCGGGTCCCCTCGACACCTTCAAGCTTGTCCTTAACGGCCAAGACCGCTTCAAGGAGCAGAAGGGTAAGTACTTCAACCAGGTCCAGGCGTTCAACCATCACTCCGGTAACCCTTACCCGGGTGTGTACTCCTACTCCTTCGCGCTCAAGCCAGAGGAGCACCAGCCTACCGGCACCTGCAACTTCTCGCGTATTGATAACGCGCAGGTTGCGGTTAAGATGAAGACCGCGGTCTCCCCAGCCGTCTCCATGCACATGTTCGCCACTAACTACAACGTCCTCCGCATCCAGTCGGGTATGGGTGGTCTCGCGTTCTCGAACTAAATACTCATACGAAGTTTTAGTAAATAATTAATCAACAACTCATTTTTAAAATGCATATTACTAATGCTATTTAAAAATGATCAGCAAGCCTAAGTCGAACTAGAATTTGTGTTTTCTAAACTAAAATGCCCAACTTTTCACGCACCGAACTGATTACTACCTTGACTATGATGGTGCACACCGTAGAAGACAACCCTGATACGGAAATTAATAGAACTATGGCAATGTCTATGTTTGAGGTTACACTCAATTATTACAATCTTCTCATACAGAAACGTGGTGATATGAAACTCATTCAGGCCTATTATGATAAAGCAAAACAAGGGGGTCCCATATTTGCGAAGTATGTTTCTAAATTCGAGGAACTTACTAGGCCAGCACCCCTGCGCCGATCGAAGCGCTTAGCAAATAAGCGTACTTAAATACAAGCCTCTCATTATAGATAATGTTCAAGAAAGTATTTGACCTTTTTATTAAAGTGGATAAACCAAAGCTAGGGCGCTGGTCTCTAAAATCTTGTAATGAAATTTCAACATCTATTAATTCTATCTATCAAAACAGGGATCATTGTGGTGATACAATATGTAAAACGCCCAAGAAGGCAACAAGTTTTTTTAAACCCGAAGAAACAACCAAACCAAAGATAAAGGAGAAGAACGATAAGTAATCATGTATGAGATTTACACTGATGGAAGTTGTCTCGGAAATCCTGGACGTGGTGGCTGGGGTGTGGTTAGCGACGACTTTAAACTATGTGGTAAACAAACTGATACCACCAATAATGCAATGGAGATGACGGCAATTCACAAAGCTCTGGAAGAATGTGTGAAGAGGGATATCCAAGAAGTGTGTATATTCACGGATAGTCAATATGTGAAGAATGGTATTAGTTCATGGATTGTCAATTGGAAAAAGAATAACTGGATAACATCTACGGGCACACCCGTAAAAAACAAAGAATTGTGGATTGCTATGGACGAAGCGCGTAATAAATTGAAGATTGTTGAGTGGAAATGGGTGAAGGCCCACAACGGCAACCCTAAAAATGAAGAAGTTGATACATTAGCCTTTGAGACTGCTGGTGGAACAAGTAAACCGAAGGAGCAGAAATTTTATAGTGTCTTCCGTGGATATAAACCTGGTATTTACAACACATGGGACGAAGCTAAGGAGCAGGTGGATGGATATAAGGGTGCGGTGTATAAGTCATTTAAAACGGAAAAAGAAGCAACACAATGGATGACACGTATATATCTGAACGTACCATACGAAGAGAAAGACGTTGCGAAATCACATGGTGCGAAATGGGACCCAGGGGAAAAGAAATGGTGGGTTCAAGAAATGAAACCGGAGCTTGAAATATATCTCCCACTTTAATAAGACCATGAGTGTTCAAAAGCAAGACGAACACTGTGAGTGGTGTGAAAAACAAGAAAAGTTGCTTATAAAATGGGCAGAGAAAGCGGCTGGATACCGCTGGTTGCATAACCATGCACGCCTATTCTACAAGAAACAGAATGATTGGTTGTCTTATCCTAGTATAATTATAGCAAGTATAACGGGTGTGGGTGGCTTTGCCGTTTTAAATCCGAGTGGGAATGAAGACGTGTCACCAGAGACTAAAAATAACATAATGGTCATCCAGTATTTCTTTGCTTTCATGAATGTATTGGGGGGGATTTTGACGAGTATTTCAAAGTTTAGTCAATCTCTACCTCTATCTGAGGCACACTCAGCTATGTGCGTACAATGGTCAAAGTTCTATAGGTCTATCGACATGGAACTTTCACTAGATGTTAAACATCGTGATGACGTCGTAGAATTTATCATGAAGTCACGCGAGGAATACGATAAGTTATTGGACGACGCACCAGATATACCGGCCATATCGATTCAGGCGTTTCTGGTTCAATTTCCAGATAAAGAAAACAAACCGGATGTCTGTAATGGCCTTTCTATCGTAGTGGGTGATGATGCAGCGTCTGTGACAGCCTCTAGACGTGCTGTAAACAGATGGTTGCATGCATTTGGTAATATTTCAACCGCGAATAAAAGAAAAAGTAGGGATATTTCTCGTGTAGACTCAGTATAAAAAATGTGATTTTATAGTAAATGAACTCATCTATTCTACTAAATGTTGCATTGATTTCGTTATTTTACGGAATTATATACAGCCAGATGAAACCGGGTTCTTTTAATTTTAAAAGTCCAGTAGATCCATTTTATTTCGCGCTGACTACCATGAGTTCCGTCGGTTATGGAGAAATTACACCCCAGACTGATGTGGCTAAAATGCTTGTAATGTCACAACAACTGGCTTTAATGGGAGAAATTGCATCATCCTTCAAAATAATCTGATATAAAGGATTAATTACTATATAATATGTCTCAAAGAGACCGCTCGTTCCAATAGCTCAGTTGGTTAGAGCGTGGTGCTTATACTAAGTATATAAAAGTGAATTTGTTTTCATATAAGGCACGCCAAGGTCACGGGTTCGAGCCCCGTTTGGAACATGTTTTAGATTGGGTTATCCTCAATGTAAAATGTGTCAGTACCCCTTAATAACGTCATCAGGTGTAATGAGTGGGTATCTTCTCGATAAAAAGTTAGGTCTTCCATGGTTTCTATGTGCTATGATACTTTGGTGACTTCTATCAATCATCATGCAATTTTTCAAATCCTTGTAGTATACACGAGCCCCCTTTTCAATGAGATCTTCATGTTTCATATCGATGTGATTATCCATTGGATAGAAATATTTTATGTATTTGCGCATGTTTTCTACATTAATTAGATAGCATTTAGTACTCGCTATCCATTTAACCCTTTCCAGATTATTTTCAGCATTTTCACTAAGTCTAGATAGGCAGTGGAAAAAACACATTTCAAAATCGTCACCTTTCTCGTTTATTACTTGTTGGATTTCATCATAAAGTTTTGGTGATTTTATAATAACATTATCTTCGAATATGACAGCATATTTCAAGTTCTGTTCAAAACAACGTTTATAAAAGTCCATATGACCCATAAAACATCCAATGGCACCCATATTGAAATACGTGATATCAGGTCTATTAACATTGGGATTGTAATGCATTTCAATCGCTTTTTCAAAATACTCGGGTTCTATATATTGTTCAAACTCTCGGGCAACTTTAACTTTCCTTGTGTCAGGTCCATATATAATTTCAATTGGTATATTTTTGTCGTGGTGTTTAAAAAACTCTTCCTGTCTACTTTTTTGATCTCTAAGTGTTAAATAAAAACATTTATAATCATACACTTTATTTTTAGGTTTGATTAAGATAATCAGAACCAGACATACAATTAAACAAATGATGACCAGCATCCTACTTAAACAATAGAAAATATATAGAACTAAGAATGAATGTGGTTGATGTATGTGGTCTATTGGGGTCGGCTTTTATAGTTATTATGTTTGTACCTGAAATTATGCACGTATACAAACATAAAGATGCTAAAGCTATCGATTACAAATTCCTACACTTGAATCTGACTGCGAGTATTCTATCCCTCATATACTCATTCCATTATGTGGTCATACCCATGATCATTACGAATGTTGCAGCTGGTCTTTTCTGCTTCCTAATGTATAACTTTAAATATCAATACGAAGTTAAAGAAGAGAAACGAAACATCAATATAGTGGCCGAGGCTCCGGCTCCTATGGTGTAGTTGGTCAACACTGTGGACTTTGAATCCACCACCCCAAGTTCGAATCTTGGTGGGAGCTAATCCCCTCTTAGCTCAGTTGGTAGAGCAGTGGACTGTAGTTCCATTTGTCATTCGTTCGATTCGGATAGAGGGGACCCATTCTCCCATAGCTCAGTTGGTAGAGCGTGCGACTGTTAATCGCGAGGTCATCGGTTCGAACCCGGTTGGGAGAGTTTGTTGTTTTTAGATGGTGTTTTCCACCATGTAAAAAAGATAGGCTTAAAAATATGACACAACTTATTAGTAATGACAACCATTGCTAACTTTCTAACCACACCCATTTCATCTCATTTTAAACGAAAGAGAACTCGCAATAATTCTTCTGCTCTAGATGCTCCACCACCTCCAATTGATACGACAAAAGAATGGGAATTTGGTAAATATTGCTGGAAAGCTACAGTTGAAGCTCTGAACCCAAAAACGGGTCAGGTTGATCGTACATTTATTGGGTATAGTCAAGATATGAGTATCACAACTAGGACTAAAACTGCATGTGATAGACATAAAAAAAAAGGAACTGAATGTGGAGAACCACAAATGGTAATGAAAGGTGGTGAATGTGATGAAATCATACATATGAAATTTAGGAATGGAAAAATGATAAACGTGAGCAATCCATTTTTTTAATCTGACTCGCTAACGTTTACTGGGGGTGCTTCAAGTATCTCAAGTTCATAGACACCTTCTTGAACTTGAGATGGCTTAACGTACGCTATACGACAATCTTTGGTGCGGAGGGCAAGATTTCCACTGGGTGTTGGAACAGCGATGGGTTTGCAAAGGAGAGCGAACATTATTTTAATGTCAGGAAAAAGTAACAGATGAATCACTGCCTCGTGTTTGGTGCCAGGGGACATCTGGCAAGAACCCGTATCATTCCAGCTCTCAAGAAATTGGATTGTCCTCACACTCCCATTTCTAGACAGCAGGTGGCGAACCTGGAACACCTCAAAGATGTTTCCAATGTCGTGGCGTATATGTCCATCCCTACACATAACTTTTGTGAAAATGTGGAACCTTACCTAGGACTCGTGGATGCAACCTACATCCTCGAGAAGCCACATGGTCACTCCAAATACGACTTCGAGAGAATCAAAGACTTTATCGACGAAAACAATCTGAAGGTGGTATACAACGACCACTATCTCGGCAAAGATGTCTTGCAGCACATCCAGACTCCAAAGAAACTCGAGTCCATCAAAATCAAGTTACATGAGAGTGGTGATATGAATGAGAGGATTAATTACTTTGATACTGTGGGTATAGTGGGGGACATGTATCAAAGTCATTGTGTCCTATTGTTTGCGACAATTATCGCGAAACATACGTTCAGGAATCGGGAAGAAATCTTAAAAGAATTAGCGGCATCGCCACCTGAAATAATTCAAATTGCGAGAAACATAGAGTACAAAGGCACAGCACCCACTGAATGCAAAATTAGAACGACATACAGGGGTATTGAATTAGAAGCAGACTTGGCCAAGATGGTTCCAGGGGACAAATACATTCTCACGAATGATAATGATAAATGGGAACTTGACATGGGTGGTTGCGCCTACGAAAATGTACTCAGGGAAATCAAATGTGGTAACAAACAAATTTTCCTAAAAGAGAAGGAAGTTGACTATCTATGGGATCACGCCTCCATTATTTCATGCTGACCAAAGTAATTGCGCTGTGCCATGATAAACTTCATAGATGTCGACTTTTCATGAATGAAATCATACTGGGAAAGTGCAGCCTGTACAGCGGGGCATGGAATACCCGCAGCGACGCAATACATGACCATAACACGTGCATTTTCAGCCGTCTGTTCGATGATGGTGCGGTAATCCTCACCAATCATGGGGCATTCGATGATGGTACCCGAAGACCACGCCTGTTTGATACTCTCATTAGAGACGTGTCGAGTATCCATGAGGTCATATCCCTCGAGGAGGGATGTCGCAAACACGAAACGAAGTGCGTCCACTGCCACCTTAAAGTCGATAGCACAATTTTTATGACTGGCTGTATTGACCGCCTTGACGTGTCGACTCGTGAAACGTGTATTCACTGCAGAGTTAATCGTAGGAGTGGGGATGTGATATTCCATACCAATCTCTGAACACCATAGACCCGTATTGTTCATGTGTCCGATGTCAGCAATCTTTTTTAAATCGTATTCATGAAGTACATTCATAGCCGACTTGGTGAGGTACCCATCGATATCTGTATTCTGAACAGCCTTCAGAACCTGATTCATGTAGTGTGTATCTTGGTTGCAGTAGGCATACACGTCAGCGATACCTTGGAGCATACCATACTCCACACCGTTGTGTACCATTTTGGTAAAGTGACCGACTCCATAGTCTTCACCCATGTAGGCATAACTCTTGGCAAAAGACTTGAAGAGGTCTTCGTGTTCTTTGAAGGTCTTCGAAGGGCCGCCAATCATGAGTGCGGGACCTAGACGAGCACCCTCGGCGCCACCGGAGAGACCGGTACCAAGATACCCGATTCCTTTGGATTGACAGAATGCACCACGATTCCTCGATGTTCGATAAAATTCATTCGAACAATCGATGATAGTGTCACCCTTGGTCATCACTGAACCCAGCTTTTTCACCATGGCATCCGTTGTCTCCCCATGTGGGAGAGCTGTGATGATCGTGCGAGGCTCCTCCATATCAGAGACCATCTCTTCAACATTTTCGTAGCCCTTCACGTGGGAAGACTTCTTAACAACCGCCTTCACCTTTTCGGGTGAACGGTTACACACATTGAGTTCATGAGACTTCTGGATGTTTAGGGCGAGGTTGCCACCAATAGAGCCGAGACCGATGAGACCGAGAGACATTATAATTCTAGTGTGTCCCACCCTTTTATACTGATTTCACTCTCTTCACACCACGGGTAAATATCGTCACCTACGAAATTAAGGGCATCTGTACCTGCTTCGATACACTGGTCACAGATTCCCTTATTGTCGTCGATGATGAGACCGATATTGAGTGCGCGGCATATATCAGACTTTTTCACTTCATGGGATGTGTAACTATTCGTGAGAATCACGTCATCGAAAATGTTCGGAAAATATGTCTCAATCCAAGCCTCGGTTTCTTCTCTCACAGAGTCTTGACGCCCCGTGACGATATACAGCTTATCAGCACCCCTATGGAGTTTATACATAGCTCCCCGTGCCCCTTTCATGGGGGTCAGCTGGGTGAAAGCTTGGGACCTGTAAAATTCTTGAACCATCTTTTGAGATTCTTCTTCTGTGATGTCAAAAATATCCCGATAGACATAGCTGTACCTGGTTTTGGAAATTGATTTCTTGTGATATTTCGCCATTGGGTGGAGAAACGGAACAAGAACTTCATCGATATCGATCGCAATGCGGTTCATTTATTACAAATCACTCATAATCTCTAACTACTACACCAACTGGAAAACGTGGGACACCCAATGCCGTCAGGTTTTGGAAACGCACAGTAAGCATCTTCCCCATGAACTTCTCACGATTCTTGTAATCCTCCTCACGTTGGACGATGGTACCCTCAGGTCTGACTGTGAATTCCCTATCATCCTGGGTTTTACAAACCCAAACAACTGCGTCCGCGTCACGACCATGACCCGTCTTGGCACCAGTGATTTCATATTCCTCGGTCTGGAAATCCTTGTGCTTGAGGAGATAGTTGCTTCGCTGACCAACCTCATAGACACTGAAGCGATCGCGAATCATGGTACCTTCATGTCCTTCTTCAACATTCTTCTGATGCATGAGAGGAAGATCCTTCTTGGATTTTACGAGTGTCGTTTTGACATATTCGTAATGAGGATTGTAGATAGAACGCCAGATATACTCCCAGCGTTGCTCGAAGGTCATGTCAAGCTTCTTCAAATCAAAGAAATCGAACACATGGAACTTGAGCTTCAGAGGGTCAGTCTTGAAAGTACTCGTAAGTTCCTCAAAGTTGAGGTTAGGGTCAAAGGCTTCACCATCAACGTATTGACCCGGTTCAAGACCTTTCCCAAGAACCTCGGTTCCAGGGATAATCTTCCCAGTTCTTGAGATGCCACCATCTTTGGAGACGAGTAGGCGAACACCATCAAGTTTGGGTTGAACGTAGAACGGCTCAGAGATGTATTTCCGGCGATCATCCCATTTGTTAGCGAGCATAGGCAACACTTGGTTACACTTGGTATGTTCATTGTTCCACATAGTTTGGGCTCTCTTGAGAGCTTTTTCGTAACCAGTTTTGACATTGGTTCGTGACTCGGAAAACTTGTCACTTCCAACAATGCCAGAGATCTTCACGATGTCCGCAGTTCCATCCTTCAAGTCCTCGACTTTGATGTCAATGTAGCGATCGCGGTTGTGTTTGTCTTGTTTGATAAGGCGTTCCATTGTACGATAATAAAATATCAGTTTTAAGTAGATGTCGGGTTTACCGGTTGTAAATTATGGTAGAATGGAACGACTTAAGCCTCCAGAAAGCGCAACTTTGCCTTTAAATTTAAACACGATTTGTATAATATTTATAATTCTATGTGTACTCGCTCTATATCGACGCTCAGTTATACTTACTCAAGAGCGTGAACGATACCATACTTGAGGCAGTCACGAGGAGAAAGGTAAATGTCCTTTTTCATGAGTTTGTTCAGCTTCTTTTCCGGGAGTTTAGTCTTTTCAAGATACATTTTCTTCAGGTTTTTCATAAACTTATCCGTTGATTTCAGCTCATGTTTAAGTTCCTGAAAATTACCCCACATTTCTGTAGAAATTTGATGAATGAGGACATATGCGTTCCTCCCCATAAGTCTCTCAGAACCTCCAAGCAACATGAACGTAGCTGCACTACAACACGAACCTTGGGCGATGGTTACAACCTTTACACGAGAGGATTCGAGGGTGTTCATCATCGTCATACCAGCAAAGATATCTCCACCTTCACTCATTATATGAACCCTAATTAGGGGTTCGTACCCAAAGAGTTCAGCTTTCTTTTTAAGAAGTTCAATCTCCAACTTCTTAAATTTTTCAACGAAATCAAGAGCGTTTTCGCGATCGACATCGGCATAGAAAAGAATCTCATTTCCGATAACCTTAACACATTCTTCAATTTCAGGTTCTTCATCCTTCGTAGACATTCTTTAGTGCCTTTTTTATTTTAGTTACGTCTTTTGATTTTAAGCTATTTCCAATAGCAAGGTGATTTATGACGTCGAAATCTTGAGGTGTGATTTTATAATCGACCAGTTTACTTAGGTCTCCTTTCTGTGCATAATCCCTGATAAGACACAATTCTTCAACACCAAAACTAATTCTCGATTTTTTTTTGATTTCATCGTATTTACGCTTTCTCATCTTGTAGTTGCCATATTTCGTCCAACAACTACCGGGTCTGATTTTTTCACTTTTGAGAGGTGTACCCATTGAGTATTTGGGTATAGTAAGAGAATGTAGTGTAAAAAAGGGCATCAAATTCCATGCACCCATCGAATACATCGTTGTATCATAAACATCAGCCATTGAAAATGATTCAGATATAGTAGTAATATCACAATCTTTGGAGTCTAAATAATTTTCCTGAAAAACGTCCCACATATGTCCATGTTCAGATACATGTTCATGAAACTGCAATCCTCGATTATCGTCTGTTAAAATCTCGGATATGTATTCTTTTGATGTTTTGAACTCATCCATTTCTTCATAACCATCACGATACGTATAAAAATTCCTTATATTTCCTTTACATCTATAAGCAGCATTCAGAGTTTTTGAATCTCTATCTTCTACAAGTGTAAGAATAGTTTCCGGTGTATGTTTCGATATAATGACAGTTTTGAAATTTGGAAAAAAACACATATTCTTCGAAGTCACCAATAGAGATCCTCTCGATATACGATTACCATCCGAAACGTCCGCAACGATAGATTTAAACGTCTGGTCATAATCTTCGATGAAAACATGTTTCGTGGTTGGTTTTATAAAAGGTAAAAATAAACTTTTACTCTTGAGATGATGATATTCCAGTTCAACACAATTCATACCTTTTAGAGCTTCATTAAGAACATACGTTTTTCCAACACCACTGGATCCACATATAAATACATTTTGTCGCTCTTTTATATATTTACGAACAAGTTCAATTTCTTTTGAATGAAGTGTTGTATTAACTTCTTTGTTTTTTTGTTCAATTACTGTAATGAAAGAATCCATTGATGACTTTACTAACCAGGCTATAGATTTGGTGCTCGAGAATGACGCACTACATAAACGTATCGTAAAACCTTTAAGAAGGAAAGTTTTACCATATGTGATCTGTAGTATACTAGCGAATTTACTTATATTGCTTATGCTTATTTTCCTTGTTCGACATCTGTCGCTTCTTCATTCTCAGATTCCTCTTCTTCAAAGTCAACTTCTTCCTCTTCCTCTTCCTCTGCCTCTTCAGGTCTCTCAATGAATTTACCAATTTTCTCAAATGGTGTATTTTGTGTAAGAGCCCCTATCGTTCCAATGGTTTTTACGGGTTTTAGTTTTGGTATTGCTCTTACATGCAGGATTTCAGGTTTCGTGAATATACCCTCTATTGGATACTCCTTGTCGAAATTTAGAAGAATCTTTTTAGGGATAGCGGGACATTGTTCAAGTAAACGATCATATTCAGCTTTACAATCTTCAACAAATTTCAAACCCTCCTTTTTACGCTCTTCCCTTGGTAAAGCCAGCTGAAGTCGGATATTTCTCGAAAGACTTCCATGACCAAGCGCAGATGTTCTATGATTCTCCATCAATTCGTTTACCTTAAGGAACTGCATAATTGTCGCTATGAGACCTGCTATCAGGTTTAGGCCACCGATGATGGATGGTGCTGCGGGTTGAATAGCAACTGGTAAAGTACTCTGAGCAAAATTCGCAGTACCTGTGATGGTCGAGAGAACAATGACAGGTAAATTAAACCGCAGACTCAATTTTTTGTACATCAAGAATGAACGATGATGCATATACCTGTAACAAGCACACGCCTCACCCCATTGTCGTAAAACATCTTCGTGATAGTCATTCCACATTGTAGACATATCAAAATTTTCTTCTGTCATCTTATTATAGATGAATATAATATTTTTCATCCATCTGATTTTTTTGGTGTGGATTCTCGTTGCACCATTTTTGAATGATCGTAAACAACTGGAATTTTACTCGATGGTTATTCCTTTTTTATTCTATCATTGGTCTGTGAATGATGATACTTGTGCGATTACACAGGCAGAGTCTTACATTACAGGTAAACATAAAGATGAAACTTTTATGGGTCGGGTTGTCGGACCTATATATAAGATGGAGGACAACGAGGTGAATAATCTCACAAAAACCATGTTCTTTGTTTTATGGGCATTTGTTCAATATCGCCTCGGACATTTTGATAGTTTTGTTTCCGAACTCAAAAAGTTTATTAAAGCCAAGGGTCGAAGGTAAATTACAATGGAAACACAACAACACATCAAGGCTTTGAATGAAAACCTCGAAATCTATCATAGAGGATATCTCCACGAACTCGGTCTGTACGAAGAAAAAATCCAAAATATCGAAAAACAGATTGCGAAATGCAAGTCCGATACAAAAAGGGATATCTTAGAAAAACAGATGAATAGTTATGAAATGCATATAGAACGTCTTGATCAACATATGGAAGAGAATACACACAAGGTCCAACATAAGATCAAAGAATTATCCAATAAACTCGCGGTAATTGAACGCGAAAAACATTCAATCAAAACTAATATTGAAAAGCTCAGAATGGGTCTCGAACAACGTAACCCATGTGATATCTTCGATATGTTGGAGTGTTTGACAAATGCTGTTTGTATTCTTGATGAAACTATTTCTTCGCAAGTTCATGAGCACGCTTCACAAACGCCTTGTGACGACCAATCTTAGGGTCTGCCGCAATTAAACGTAAAAGAGTAGCTGTTGGAATTTTTGGTGTATTTCCACGAGGTTTTGGTGTCGATTTTAATTTTTTCTTTGCGTTTTTGAGTTGTTTAATCGTGGGAGCCATTTATTATACCTAAATATAATTAATTGGAGAATCTCCAAACCTAAACTTTTCAAAAGGGTTCAACACAAACGTCTTATAGTTATAATACAATAGCATACATATTGCATCGGCAATGTCATGTTTACGCTCTAATTCTATTTCACTCTCTATACATCTTTCTGCAATTTGAGTCGAACGTTCTTTTCTTTCTTCATAGTTTAAATGTCTCATATTGAAGTGACTATGTACACTTGTGGGGTGAACTAATTGAACTTTATCTTTGAACATATAGTGTATAAGAATTTCAATATTTTGAAAACCACCTGGAGGTTGTCTTTCTATGAGTATTCTTTCAGCAGAGTTAAATAACTCTGCATGATCTTCTATAAATAAAGGAACGATGTCAACAAAATCATTTGATCGATTGTATTTGTAATCTTCGAGGCTAATTTTTTTCATGAATTCAATTTGAACTTTAGGGTTACCTTTACATTCAGCAATCACAATACCCATGTTATGATACCCGATATCTATCGCCAATATCCTCATGGATGTAACTAAAAGATTTTCCTTAACTATAGTAAATGAAGAATAGAACAAAACTGAGGCTGATGTGGTTTATGTTATTTGTGCTAACTTTGGTAGTTGGTTACATGTGGTACAATCCAAAGTTAGTTGAAGTCCCAGTTGAAGTCCCAGTTGTCGTTGTACCCCCACGACCTTTACCAACACAAGATGTTAGGAGAGAACCCGAATTCAGGGGACCACCCATTAAGAAGTACAAACCTGGGCGTACACAACAGATGGGTATTCTCGTAGGTGGAAATGGTGAAACTTTACCTCTTTATGGTAAGGAAGTAAGTAATAGGCGCGATCGTTATCATTATTATACAACAACCGGAGGTGACAACCTATACCCCATCCCAGTAAGTCATGAGGGACGAGACTGCATAGATGATATAGGATGTCAGGAACTCTACGGAAGTGAAAATGTTAATGTCACAGGTAAAACCGATTCATTCGATGTCAAGATGTACAGGACCGATGATTTTTTTTAAGATATCATATTCTCTCTGTTGGAACCCAGAACTTTTGGAGAATTTAGATTTTAGATTCAGGAGTTCTTTAATGGTATCTTCATCAAGACTTTTAACAAAATCCCTCTTAGTCTCGATATCGTCAAGTTGATTATGTTCTTTTTGTGCCTGAACGTATGGCCATGTGTGTTTACGTAGAGCATCCACTTCAATTTGAAGTTGTATGATCTGAGGTATAAGAACTTCTCTGATTAATTGTTCTGACATATTTACATAAAGGTATTTATCTTTATGTAAATATGAAGATCCTTTACAATATCCTTTGCCCCCCAAAAGTTGAAGGTAGTTCCTCTTTAAAAGACAAACGAAGGTTCTTAAAAAAGATTGCACCGGGATTTGCAAAATGTTTAGATGGTAGACTTCCAATAGCATCTTGTAAAGCTGAGTTCTATATGAAGTTTCATTTTATAGTGGATGATAAAATTTCAATTGAAAGATTTAAATCATTTGTCGATAATGTATACTATGATGTATTGAAAGATGTACTAATACACCTCGATGAAGTGATACATATATCAGAGGTTGTAAAGTATATATCATCCAAAGGTTATCATGAAAAGATATATCTTCGAATGATCAAAGATGGAGAAATTGATAGCTTTGAAGATTTTCTCAATTACTAGTATATGCAGTATCTAGAACTGAAAAATAAAGCTAAAAGGCAAGGTATCCGCGTCACGAAAGATGTCAAGGGGAAACGTGTCCAGCTCACAGCTAGGGAACTTCGCGCTAAAATCTCCAGAAATTTTGAGAATAGTGTGAAAAACGCTCAGAAAGTTATCAAGATGTGCCAAACTATAGTAGTCCCAACTCGGTACGTGGGCGCCCCCCCTCCACCGCCACCACCAGGTCCTATCTCGAAGAGACCTGTAATAAACGCTAAGCGTGCGGCACTTATGACTGAACTGAAAAGTGCATTAAAAAAGAAAGGGTTGGCTAATAATAAGTAATGGAAGATACATTGAATTTAGGAAAAGTTAAAACCTTCTTAGAAACTTGGAGTGGTGAAAATGTAGATCAAGCATACTCACTACTTTACGACTATTCAAGACTATTCCGAGAAAATGATAATACTGAAACGTTCGTAAAGCAGTATCTTGGTGAGGAACTTTACGAGCGTCTAGAAATTACAATTACTTTTTTGAAAGAGTTTGAAAAATTCAAACGAAGTTTAAATCAAATCTCTTTGACATAAACATTTTAACACCATCAAAAGTTGGATAACTCCAGAGATACCAACGGGACCAAAAACCAGCCCCGTCGATACCACTTATCTTCCAATTCTCTTTATCGCTTCGATCGACATTTAACATTTTTGTTTGGATCTTCTTAGGATTTCGTTCTTCCAATGTTTGTCTGGGTACATGACCCCCATGACGCAACACATATGAACGCATACGTGAAGGATTCTTGTGTTTGGTATAGTCTGAATATCCACGTGCTCCAAAATCAACTTTTCTACCGTCTTCTAAGATAGCCCTAAACTTCTTTTTGGGGTTAGGACTGCGAATAACTTTGACGCGCATACTTATATTTTATGAAGATTTAATTTTTACAGGCACCACAATAAGTCTCTTTCCTAGAGGCGAATAAGCTTTGTTCAGGACCACGCTTTATACGGAACAGGTGATCATAAAAGTGAAGAAGACCTATGGTGAGTCCGAGGGTACCAACAACAACACCATTCTTCTTACGAGCCACGAAAGCGAAATAAATTACGAGAGAGATGAGAAATGCCTGTATCCATGTAACCTTGGGTAGGGGGGGAATTACAAAACGTTTCTCTTGGACCTCGACTTCTTCAGTGGGTTCTGGTTCAGCATATTTGGACTTGTATCCGTACACCATTTTTTATTATATCACGAGAAAATAAATGTGGAAGACTTCTCTTGGTGTTGCATGGATTATGATTATGCATGATTATATGAAGCTACCCATAGATCGATTATATTTCACAAATCTATGGCGTCCATTTCTTGGTATACAAAACACATTTAGGGATATCATCTATAGTCTACCAGATCCAAAAGGCCCTCCCGGTCTTTTATTGTTAAAACTCCACTTCCTGAGAATACAGGAAGAATTTGAAAGAGTTTCAGCAACTCTCCCTAAAAAATACCAACATGATTACGATAAGTGGTCACCCCATAACATGAATTATTGCTTTTATGATGTCAATACAGATTTTCCTCTTCTTAAGGGCTTGATTGATCAAATTTCATGTATATCCAAACATAAACCACATTTTGCAGTTATAGATGGTCCCATGGTGATACCACCACATAGGGCTGAATCAAATGAATTATTAAGGTACCAACTCACAATTAGGGGTGAGGGTGATTGTACTTTATACACTGACATGGGTAAATACGTACACAGAGAGGGTGAAGATTACCTCTTTGATCACGCAAGGTATCATGAATTAATAAAGACTGGAAATAGTCGTAGAGTTGTACTCATTTTGGACATTCATAGGTGACTCCTACATACCGCAATATACATATCACTACCACCTATGAGTTCCAGTTCTCTATTGTCCACAATTCTCTTCGTGAATGGACCGGCATTTCCATTATTACAACACATACATAGTGCTGAGAGTTTGGTAACATCACACGCGAGTGGAATACATTCGATAAGTTCACCGAATTTCCTTTGAAAAGAATCTGCATCAAGACCGGCCAATATCACCGACTTGTTCACATGTAGACAACACTCTACAAACTTCTTGAGCCTTGGAAAAAATTGCGCCTCATCGATTGCGACTATATCACTACGATCAAACTCGTCCGTGTTAATAACATCAAATAGATCATACACTTTATGACAATCGAACTTTATATTGTCATGGGTTTTCAGAACTTCTTCGGGAGATCTTGTATCTTTCGCAGAATTTACAATTATGATGTTTTTTCCGATCACTTTCAACCGCTTGAGTCTTCGTATAAGCTCTGAAGTCTTACCTGAAAACATGTTTCCCATAATAATTGAAAGACTCATATTCAACTTATTGTTAATATAATATAACTTTTAAATTACATTCGTTTAGTGTATATCATTCCAATCTTAACAATTACATAAACTAAAACAAATTGTAAGACTAGTTGAATTAAACTTGTCAGTAGTAATTTGTTTTTAAACCTCAATTTTTCATCTTTATTTTTTCTAAAAAATAACCCTTCAATTAAGGGTTTGAATAATCCAGATGATAAATCTTTTGTAAAATCACTGAGGATATTCGATAAGAAAATACCTAATACTAAGCCATCAATGTCACGCTTTTCAAACATCCAATACATGAAGCTATTTTTGTTCACTTGCATTTAATATACGTTTTGAAATTAATATTTTCTATATAAAAAGTAAGATGCCTCTCAGCGATGCAGCCATCACCAAGAAGGTCGGGCAACTGCGTAAATCTGAAGGTAAGATCTACGCACCCCTTAAATATTTCAGGGGGCTTACAACTCTCGGAGAAGTTGAGACACGCTATAAGAAGATGCTCAAGCGAGACTACAGGGGATTCAGTACAGACAAAGGACAAAAAACTAAAACTTCCTCCTACACCCAAAAGTTTAGGAAAATGTATCCGGGAGCCAAATCCCTCCCTGAAATTGCTAAGGCTACTAAGATTCCTCTGAAGATTGTGAAGACCATCTACAATAGGGGACTCGCTGCGTGGAGAACCGGGCATCGTCCGGGAGCCTCTCCACAAGCGTGGGGGTACGCGAGGGTTCATAGTTTCGCCACTAAGGGGAAGACGTACTACACGGCTGATAAGGATTTACGATGATTAAAACATCCTACAGACACGCTCATAGATACTAGGTGTCTTCACTGGCTCGGGTGCAAACTTGAGTGCGAAGATTTTACCCACAATGGGTTGATTTTTCTCGGTTTCACTCACCATCTTGTCCGAATGTTCCATCATTTCTTTCATCATATCCATGATTCGTGTGTTAGATACTAGATATTTCCTCTGACCATGAGCTGCGGCCTTTTCAGCCCAAGATACAGCATTCTCCCTCACCGAATTATTCATTTCGAACTGTTTGTTCGCGGTGGCAGCCGGACTCGGATTCGCTTCCCTAAACTCTTCGATGAGACCATTAATGGTTTCGCCATATGTATGAAAACGTTTGTCATCATAAGCTTTGTCACACACGGCATAGAGTAGTTCATCACTCACTCCGTAAAGAAGGACATCCTTGTTTTCAATCGTGTATTCAAAAAATTCATTCATTTCATCACGAGGCACCCCATCCGGGTACGTCTTGATGAGAGTATCGAGCTTGTGTTCGTAATCGGTGAGAGTCGTCATTTTTCTTGAAAATTTGAAGATACTGCATTTACTTAGGTTTCATTACAATCTAATATTCTAGGAAGTCTGTAAAGGTAAGGATATCTTGGTCAAGTATAGCTTCTGCAATGTCCGTGAGTTCTTGGGGGAGGTCATCCAGTCCCAGACAGCTCTCGTTGTAGGCTTCGACCATGCTCATGTCTCTATCATCAAAATAATAGAGTAGATCTCTGAGGGTCTTGTCATCGATGGTCTGCATGGCTTTGCAAAACTTTTCTGTGGAAAATGATGGTCCTTCGAGAATGTTATTCTTGATGTATACCTCAATATCTTCATCTTGACCGGCGTGAATCTCATCAGATAACATTGAACAATTCATGAAGACCTCGATGCCACCTGCGACTTCACAAAGAAAATCTCTTTTGCCGGGAATTGCGGACATGTTTGTTTGTTTGTTTGTTTTTTTTTCTTGAAAATTTAAGAATACCTTGTTTACTTAGGTTTTATTTTTGCGAATGTTGTTATTGTTTGAGTTAGAATTGGCGTTACGGTTACCTCGTGGTGTTCTACCAGTGTGTACCCACGCAAGAACATCTTCAAGAGACCACGATGGATCAATTTTATCATACCCTTTCCAACTCATACTCACTAGCTTAGTGTTGAACCCCCCGTCATTATCGGGAAGCTGGGCAACCCCTTTCCACATTCTAAGAGAATTTCCACTCTTCGAAGTGGTAGCCATGATATACGGGAAGGTTTTTGAAAAATACTTCCATTTCGCGGTCCTGCGTTTACTTTTAGGCGTGTACTTATGAATCATACCCCAAATGAACTTCTTAATGAAAGCAAGGCGTTTACGAGGATCATTGGGTCCGGGATTATTCGTCAGACCAACCGCTAACATCATAGCGTAAATAGATTCCATGTAACAGAAATGGTGCTGAGACATTTCGTCATATTGTTGAAGCCTGAATGCCCCCCTTGCTATTATTTCGCCATGTTGTCTTACAATCCGTATTCCATAACCATTATGTTTTCTGTTCAAAAAATTGTTATAATTAGAGGCTACAAAACCACCCGTTGGT